GTAGTCAATTTGAAGATTAATAGGAGATTTAGAAATGTTAACTGCATCATTAGTTTGTCTTGCATTAAACGTCTATCATGAGGCTAAAAATCAAAGTTTCTTAGGGCAAGTGGCAGTCGCACAAGTTGTTATGAATAGGGTAAAAGATGAAAGATATCCTAATACAGTTTGTGAGGTTGTAAAACAAGGTCAAACCTACAAATGGAAACCATCACTTCCTATAAAAAATAAATGTCAATTCAGTTGGTATTGTGATGGCAAAAGCGATAAACCCATAGAAACCGAAGCATGGGAAGATGCCATGCATGTTGCCAATGGTGTTTATAATCAACATTTAAGTGAGCTTGTCGAGGGTGCAACACATTATCATGCTGACTATGTAAATCCTAGTTGGGCAGAAACAAAAACATTTATTACAAGAATAGATGACCACATATTTTATAGGTGGGAAACTAAACCCAATAACGATTACTTGTATGATTAAAAATTAACATTAACTTTTAGAAAAGAATGAGGGCAGTATGAGAAGTACTGCCCTCTTTTAGCGTAGTAAGAAGTGAGTAATGAGGTTACACACTTATACACAACATATCCCCACCTATAAGTTAAGTCAAGACGAACTCCAGTTTTCGTAATATTCTTTTACTGGCTTAACAATTTCCCCAATATTATTTTCAATAAATTCAATATCTATCCTAGTCAAAACTCTATCAGTTAACAATTTCATTAGTGCATTGTAGCAACTAGTACCACCTGCCGATTTTACAAAAGCCAGACATTCGTAAACTTTTCTTTTTAAAATACTATGACTGTCGCTATTTGTGTCGTAGTTAGCTGAAATTCTAGGGTTATAATTACTGGCTTTTACACCAACCATACCAGACTTATTATAATCTGATGCTAACCTATCTAATATTTTATAATTATTTAATGATATACTATCATTCGTGAGTAACGTATCTAGGCAAGTTTGGTCAACTATCCTCATTCTAACTTTGTTAGTGTTACCAACAAACTCTGGCTTAACCTTTTTGTTTTTAAAAGGGTACGTCTTCGTCATCTTTTTCATAATAACTTTTTACTGGTGGTTTTCGTGGCTTCGTCTTTTTAGGAGCTAACATATCTTCAGCAGTTTCCATTTCATCTGTACTAATATATCTTGATGTCGCTTTGTCAAACGATAGCACACAATCCCCAACAGATCCAACCCAAGAAAATCTACACTTCCAAATCATAACTTGACTAAGGCTAGACGTTGATGGATTTGGTCTATGGACTGTCAATCCCAGATCAGCTTTTGCAAACCATGATGCACTACCAGATATGTCATAACCTTTTGGTGGTGGGACAGTCCCATCATCTTTTCGCATCATTTTTGTTGGGTGGGCAACAAACCAAATATGTATTCCATGAGCTTGAGCAAACACTCGTAACGTAGTTAGCATATCTGAAATCCAATCAGTTTCAGAATTTATATTTTCTTTTGAGATATAATTATATGGATCTATAACCACACCTCTAATTCCATGTCGCATAACTGCAACTTTCATTCTCTCAATAATGCTATCCAACGTAGATAGCGATCCATCAGCTTGATACAAAAAAGAAAAATGATCTTGCACGAACTTTTTTCCAGTAGCTAAATCTTCTTTTGTAACTCTTGGAGTTATGCCATCAAAGAAAGGTTTGCCAACATATTTACTAATTAATTTAGCAATATGTATTCTAGGCTCATTCTCAAAGCTACATATCCCAAACTTCCAACCTTTATCTCTGGCAATATTTACCATGATCTGATCTACAAACTCTGATTTACCAGATGATGGGTGTCCAGTTACAACTGTTAGCTGACCCTCGACAATCGTGTAAAGTTCATCTACCTCTTGATAGCCAGTAGAAACCCCAGACCCTATACCTTTTTCATAAATGTCATCAACTTCTTCATAAAAATGTGAAGCATCATACAATCCCGAAACTGGATATGGTATTGGATTTGCAGTTATTTTATCTAATTCTTCTGCACCATGCTTAACCAGAACTTCGTTGGCATCTTTGCAATCCTCTGGGTATTCTATTTTAAAACACTTATCTTTACCTATTCTTCTGGCTAACTCTTCTGCCATTGCTTGACCAGATTTATCGCTATCCATTGCAATAACAACTTTCTGGCATTCATCAAGTTTCTTTTTTGCATTCCAAATAAACTTAAATTTATTATCTTCGTGGGCATCTATTTTGCCATCAACAACTTTCATTACTGCCCCATGAGGTATAGAAACAACTGACTTGTAACCTATCTCCATGAATGACAAGCAGTCCATCTCCCCCTCACAAATAATCATAAACTCATTATCATTTACGTTGTCTATGTTAAAAAAATTTACTGCTGATCCTTGAGATGAAAAACCCTTTTGTGGGAACGATCTTAGCTTGGCAAATTCTGTACTGCCATTGTTTCTGTATGGGAAAACTATGCAAGGCATCTCTTTTTTTTCTGATGCAATGTAGTGATGTTTAAACTTTATACCTACCTTTTTTGCCGTATCTTCTGAGATGCCACGACTTTTCAAATAATTAATACTGCCATTCTCTACTGTTAAATCTCTCCACCTATTATCATCAACAGCATGAATCACATTCTCTCTCCTTATTAATCTAAAATTGCTATCCTCAAACTTGATAAACCCATTCTCATTGCAATGCCAACAATTATAATAAACTACTTTGGCATCTACTTTTAGTGATAATGTTTTCTGGTCTTTTTTCTTTCTTTGACTTGAGCAAAATGGACAGTTTACCTTGTGTTGCCCACTACCCAACTTGAGGGCATTTGCCCTAATATTTTGTTTTAATTCCATTGATATCTCCTACGCATGACAGAAAAGATAATCAGATAAAAAATCTTCGTCAACAAAAAAATTTAACCAATTTTATAAGTTTACAAATTAGATGAGAGTGGGAGGAACGCCTGTATTTTGGGAAACTGTTTTAAATGTTAACCTTAACATCTACTAGTTATAACTAGTATATATATATATATATTATTACTAGTTATAACTAGTATGTTATAACTAGTAGAGATGACCCCTATCTTGAATTACTTTTCTTAATCTCTCCCCAAGATATCTAGCAACTACTGGTTTACTAATTAATATCTCTTTAATTAACTTAAATAAATTTTCTGGGTGTAATTCTGCCATGTCGCAGACTGTTATGTAATCGTCAGACATTAGCCATTCGCCAACCCTAACTTTTTCTTTGGGACTTCCTAAATAACTATCAGAGATCGCTTGGCACACTACATGTTTCCAAAGGCGACACTCTGACATGAGTTCTTGGTCTTTCTCTATCCAGTCCCCAATATATATGTTTTTGCTTGACTTGTCTGTCATTAACATAAATTTTCCCTTGCATACAATCTAGCACCACACTTTCGTCCAAGTCTGGTCTTCTTGATGCGTAGTATATAATTAACTCCACTTTTACATCTGTTTCAATAAGATTTTCTAAAATTGGACATTGGTCAGTAAATAATTTTTCATAATCTCTAGCTTTTTGAGATTTTATTAGTGCCATTCTCTTTCCAAAATTAACTATTTTTCTAGAGTTTCCTTTACTCGCTGGCTCTCCCTCGATAATAAATTGAGTTTTGTTATTATTTGTTATTGACATACATAGTGATCCATTATAGTTTCAAAATAGCGTAGGAGAAGACACATGAAAATTACAAACAAGTTTGGTATGCCTAAACCATTCGTGGATTTTGCCATAAACGATAAATACAGTAAAGGCAAAGCTGATATATCAGTAACATCATTGATCGATAGTCCTAGAATAAGGATTATGAAAGAGCAGTATGACGAAGACATAGAAGTTGATGCAGTAGATATGATCTGGGCATTATTTGGTACTGCAGTTCATTCAGTTCTAGAAAATTCAAAGCAAACAGACGATAGTATAACAGAAGAAAGATTGTATTCTGATGTTGATGGTTGGGTTTTATCTGGTGCAGTTGATCGACAAGAAATAAAAAACAACCAGATAACTATAGTTGATTACAAGGTTACGTCAGTCTGGTCTGTAATATATGGGAAGCCAGAATGGGAAAACCAACTTAACTGCTATGCCTATCTGGTAGATGACAAAAATGCTTTTTCTAAAAGCAACGTAACTAGCCTTAAAATATGTGCCATACTGAGAGATTGGAATAGAAGAGATAGTGAGAAAAAAGAAAACTATCCAAAAGCACCTATCGTGTTTGTAGACATACCATTGTGGAGTTACGAGGATAGATTGGCATATGTCAAAAAGAGAATGGCATTGCATCAAGATTCCCAGATAAATTTTGACGTTTACCAGAGTTACCCATTGTGTTCAGACGAAGACACATGGAAAAAGAATGACACTTGGGCAGTAAAGAAAAAAGGTCAGAAGAGAGCTATCAGAGTTTTAGATAGCGAGGAAGAAGCCATAAAATACATGGAGTGGCATAAAGAAACTGACAGAGCCTACACTAACAAAACAAGTTTAGAAATAGAGTTTCGAGTTGGAGAACATACTCGTTGTGGCAACTATTGTTCAGTTGCTGATTTTTGTAACCAATATCAAGAAAGGATTAATAATGGTTGATAAAAAAACGGACAAAGCTAGTCCAAAAAAAGTTACAAGAAAAGTCAAGAAAAGTGGTTTGGTAAAGTTAAAACCAAAGATAATTGCAACAAGACCAAAAGACAGATCTCTTATTGCAGAGCATATAGCTGAAGCTACTGGTAAGGGTAAAGTCGAAAAACCATTTTTCTTAATCAGATTATTTATAAAAATAAGAGATAAGATTAGGGAGTGGAAGAAGTTGTAATGGCAGAAATAAACGAAAAGTTAAGTAAACTTCTCAAGGAAGTGGGAGAGGTTGTTGATTTAAAAGACAGATCTAGTGCAGTTTGGTCGTTGCCACAAAATCAAAATGTTTTGATTGTTAAGCACAAAGCATTAGAAAAAATATCTGCCCATCTTGGTATGTGGTTTGACCCACCAAAGATTATTGAAAGTGATACTGAGAAGAAAATAGTGTCTTTGGTTGTTCAAGGCTATATAGATGATGGCAAGGGAAAGAATACTGCATGGTCTATTGGAGAGGTAAGTCCAGAAAATTATAAGACTTATGCAAAGCAAAGCACTTACCCATTTGCTATGGCAGAAAAGAGAGCTATAGATCGTGTCATATTAAAATTACTTGGTGTTCATGGGGACTTCTATTCTCAAGCTGAAATAGATGAAGCAGACAACCCTAACAAAGGCACAAGTGATAAACCAGATCCTAAGATGATTGCCATGATTAAAGAAATGTTTTTGACATTTTTAAAGGTGCAAAAAACCAGAGAGGATTTGGTGGCATATTGGAAAAATAATCCAGAGCCATTACGACAACTGAAAGCAATGTCTGAGATTGCACATCAAGAAGTAGAAGATGCTTTCAGAGAAAGAGCAAAAGAAATTAAACAAGGAGAAAATTAATGGAAGAAAACAACTATGGTGCGACTGGAGCTTTGTTTGTTGCAAAGCAAAAGAGAAGTGACAGAAGTCCAGATTATAATGGAATATTAGAACTGGATATGGAAGTTGTTGATGACCTCATAGCTCAAAAGCAAGAGGGAATAGAACAACCTAAAGTTAACCTTGTTGGTTGGAAAAAAGTAGCCAAGTCTGGCAATGCTTATTTGAGAATAATAGCCAACATGGAAAAAGAAAGAAAAGATAATCAGAAAGAAAAGGTAGAGCAAAAGACTACTGAAGATAAATCTGATGATGAAATAGACGATCCAATACCATTCTAAAGGAGAGATAAATGGAAGAAGAAAAGAAAATTGAGGGTGTTAGTTTTGAAGCAGTTAAAACATCTATGATGCAAGACAAGAATGGAACTAACATAAAGCTAACAATACACCCAAATGATGTACCTCAAGATCTACACAAAGACTGGGTTGGGTCAAGGTATATGGTTGTCATGGTTAAGTTAAATGAAGATGGTACACCAGACGATAGGAGTGAGAATGTCAACGAAGTCAACAAATAATGCAGATATTTCTTCTGATTTTTTGACTGTAGATGGTGTTGCTAGATATCTTTCAATAAGTAAGCAAATGGTTTTAAAGTTAGCAAAAAACCCAGAGGAGAATTTCCCAAAAGGTTATGGCATAATTAAATCAAAAAACAAAACTAAAACTCTATACAAAAAGGAAGATATAATCGCTTGGGTAGAAAGCAAAAAAGGTTAATGTTAACTTATGCGACCTATGTATGAAAATGCAAACGACCTAAGGTCAGAACAAAATCTTATAAGCTACGTTTCAGATTGTTGGAACGTAGCTTCCTACAAATTACCAATGTCCTACAAAATAGATTATGTGATGTATCGTGACGAAAGCCCAGTGGGCTTCGCAGAAGTAAAAGTTAGAACGCACACTTTTGGGACATTTCCAACATATATAATATCTCTAGCAAAGGTCATGGAAGCCAGAAGACTTGCCAGAGAAACAAATACTAAATCAATACTAATAGTATCGTGGACAGACAAAACTGGTTATCTTGATTTTTTTAGTCATCACCAGATTAAACATGGTGGTCGATCTGACAGAAATGACTGGCAAGACCAAGAACCTATGTGCCACTTTGATTTAAAAGATTTTAAGGGTATAGGAATAAAATGAAGATAGTAATGAAGTGCGATAATGGTGGCTACATAATAGAGCCAGAAAAATATAATAATAAACAAATAGACAAACAAATCAGATATAACACTTTAGCAAAAGGTTTAAGAGACTTTGCAAAAAAACTTATACAAAAAGCAGAGTTGCTTGAAAAGGAAACTGGCTTCAATGAGTATCTACAAAGTTTTAGAGATAAGAACTTTATATCTATGGGGTTTATTGATCCTGAAATTAAAAAAGAAGCAGATGATCTGTTAAAAGACAAAGCTACAAATAGATTAAATGCCAGAAGAAAAGCAGAAAAAAGGTTACAAATTCGTGCATACAAGAAGGAGGTTGGTTGCTCTTCTTGTGGGTATAAAGATAACCCAGATATTTTGCACTTTCACCACAAAGACCCAACCACTAAAATTAACAACATATCAAGAATGCTAGGTAAAAATCATTCTATGGAAAAGATAAAACAAGAAATAGATAAATGTGATTTGCTTTGCATTACTTGTCATCATAAGGAGCATAAAATAAAATGAGTGATAAAGTAAATAGACCAGAACACTATCGTAAAGGCAGAGTGGAGTGCATAGACGCAATCAAATCGGCACTTGGAGATGGTTACAGACATTACCTACAAGGCAGTATCTTTAAATATTTATGGAGATACGAGCATAAAAACAGCAATAATCCATTGGAAGACTTAGAAAAAGCACAATGGTATCTAAAAGAACTTATCAAGAATATAAAAAAGAAACAATGACTTGTTTTGTGGCAGCCAGTCAAACAAGCCTTCGGTTAGTCAACTGTTCTAGTTTCTCGATTCGCTGCCATTCATATGACCAGTTATATCGCTAACTTTTAGCTATAAATTAACGTTAACTTTTATCCTGCCTTTTTAAAACCTGCCGATCTCATTAATATAAGACCTTGCTTCATCAGATCATTTATCTTTTGTCTTCTGATTCTCTTTAGGTTTAACTTTGTTTTTTCTGGTATTCGTGGGTTAGCTTCTATCTCTTTAATCTGCCGTAATAATCTATTCCTTGCATTATCAATAGCCTTTATTCTTCCAGCTATCCTTAACTGATCTCTGTACTCTGTGAATAGGCTTCTAACAGTTGATCCATCTCCTGACTTCTTTGCTAGGTCTATTCTAGCTAGTATCGTGTACAGGTCTTGTCTGTTCTCTAAATAGTTTCCTACATCTTCTCTTTCACTAGGACTTATTACTACCTTTCTAACTAGTGGAACTGCTCTCATTATATCGCCTTCAAAGTCCCCTTGCAAAGCATCGTAAATAGCGACAGGAGCTTCAAAAGATCTTTGTACAAAAGCTCCCGTGCCACCAGCGAAGTAATCAAACCAGAACTCTAATGTATTAGGGCTAAAGTCTATATAACCACTCTCTACTGCATCTCCACCAGTAATACTGTTTATTGAGTCTGCAATTCCTTTTGCTATGGAACTAGTATTAGACCAGTATGCTTGACTATCAGGTGTTGGTCGTGATGAGAATGTAGGACTTTCTTTGTATATAGGATCTCCCTTATAATCCTCGTTGATAGCCAAACTGACAAAAGGATCAAGTACTGTAGGTGCTGTAAGGTTGTAAATGTTATCAAATCCACCAAACGGACTAATACTCTCAAACGCAGTGCCGAAGATAGACCTACTGGCTTCTCCTGCAGTGTATTCTCCCCTAGCTGATCTACTTAATGATCTACCAAAGTTAACTGCCAAGTTAAGACCATAAGATAAAGGTATCATTATAAACTTATCATCTGCCAGTCCAAAGGTAGGTAGTATTAAATTATGCTCTAAAACGTATCTAGGTAATTCATCATAATCTTTAATTCCATCTTCATCTTCATCGCCAGATAATAGTGAATTGATCTGATCTTGCATGATGCCGTAGATAACCAAACCACCCCAAACTTTTCTCACCTTCTTTGACTTCGCGGCAGCATTAATAAGCGCCATTGAACCCTGAAGTGATGCATTATAAAATAAATACCAAGAGTTCATTAGGGTCTTATTTTCTCCACCCTTCGCAAAGTTCACGGTTACGTTCCTTGCCGCTTGTGCAGCCCGGGCCGGTGTAACGCCACGCTTAACTAACGAAGTGAATGTTGCAACTCTGACACCATTCTCAACTGCTGTGTTATAGTCATCTAATATTTTTAATAAGTTTCTTGTAAATCCATTTTTATTTAAACCTAGCTTCTTCTTTATTCCTGTATCAGATATATCTCCTAATATATCTCCAATATTATTAATCTGATCCTGAAGATCGCCCATCTGATTTGTGGCATTTTTACCACCAGCTTCAACAAACTTATTATATTCTTTAGACCAAAAGGTTTCTTGACCACCTCTTAATACAGCAACTATTCCTTTTACTGCTGGTAACGCACTGGTTAATACTTCTTTCGTCATCCCTTTTTGATCGTACTGTTGCATGTTCACACCAGCTGCTTGCAAGTCTCTGGCGAAGTTTGGAATAACAAATGATGGGTTATATGTTGTATTAATACTAGATAAATACTTATTCATTTTACCAAGCGCTTTAGTAAACTTGCCCATGCTTTCTGGAGTCATGTGACCCTTCATTGCACGACCTATTCTTTGATCTTTAAAGTGAACCTTAACTTCTGCACCATTTTCTTTTAGCGTTAATATTGTATTTGGATCTAGTGCATCTCTTGCTTGTTTAGGCATATCATCTAAGAAAACAGCTATCTTACTCATATGTTCTCTTAATTGATCGTTAATAGCAAAAGTGCCATCAGGTTGCTCCTCCATGCCTCTCATTAAATTTAAAAATGATCTACCAACTTTATTACGCTCACCACGATCAATTGATCTTTGGTTTTGTGCCATCATAGATGCAATTATATTTTCTGCATAATCGGTTTGTCCTAATGCGGACCGGTCTTCCTTACCCGCTGCGCCAAACAAATTGGTGGTCATTCTTGTTTTGCCCATCAAATCTTCTTGTGTTTCAACTTCAGATTCGATGTCACCTCTAAGTGGCACATAATATTTATATACTTTAGAATTAAAGTTATTATCTAATAAGTCTTTTGATATCAAACCACTATCTAATCTTTGCCTGTTAGTGCTTTGTATTATCTGTCTAGATATATTCTCTATCTTAGCTAACTTGCCACCTTCAGTAGAATCAAGCGTGGATAGCCATTTTATTATGGCATCAGCTTCACTATTCGCCATACCAGAGCCTTTTGTCTTGTCACCAGCTTTATTTTTATTTATGTAGTCGTTTCTTTCTTTGGCATGCCTTGCATACAGGATGGCATCTGCAACTGCCAATCTTTTATCGATATATCTCTCTGATGCCCTAATATAAAAGTTACTAATACCTTTAAGTTCATTTAATTTAGGCTCTGATATATTTATAGTTTTTATAGTGTCAGCTAATGGTTCAAATAATTCTTTTTGTATTTTCTCAACTTTAGCTCCTGCTACACCATGAAATAACTCTTCCTGCATATATGTATCTAAAGCATCAGCTATTGTAAAACCCTTCTTCTTTAGCTCATCCAACATAGCGCCTACAGGTAATAAAGCATCTTGAAACTTAATTAATATTTTTTCTGCTTCTTTTTGTGCTTTTTCTTTTTCTATTTTTCCAAATGTAACCTTAGATACAATCCTACCTAAAACTGGTGCTAAGTTATTATATTGAATATTAAGTCTTTTCTTTTCTATATCTTCAACTATTTGATTTGATTGTGGTGTCGTATCCGAAGTTGGCATGGTGGCCACTGAGTTAACACGCTGCGTTCCTAAACGCCTATCAGATTCTTCTAAAAATGTTGTATTGACTACATAAACTGGTTGTGAATATGTATCTTTTTTATATTTTAAAACTAGTGCTAATGTTTTATTAGCTTTGTTTTTACCAGCTATTCTTGCTTTATCCCATAACAAAACAAGATCAGTTGATTTACCGTCAAATTTTTGCCTTACACCATTCTTATACTTATATGCTTTTAATGTTTCGTATATAGCTGTTTCAACATCTTTATATTTTATCCAATTACCTTCTTCTGTGGGAACTAATAACTCATCTCTTCTGCTTGGTTTTCTACCGCGCTCACCTAGAATATGTGCTAATCCCTCACCACTATAAATGGGGTTGCCTGCCTGATCTGTTCCTTTATATTCGTGAAACCCCTCTGTTAAAACCACATTGGTCATTCTTCCCTGCGGGCCTTTAACAGTGCCGTAAAAATATCTATTGCCAAATATACTTTCAGTTGGATCTGCTAAAGGTACGTTAATTAACTTGTTTGGATTAACAGCTGCAGACATAACCCTGTTAAACTTATCAAACTCATCTTGTAGTTTTTGTTGTTCTAATTTCTCTTGTTCTGTTAAACCCTCAGATACATCATATTCTTCTACTTCTTGTTCTGTGTCTGCTTTTTCTTCTGTAACGATATCATTTGGGTTATAAACTCCTTCAATCTTTCTCTCGGTATTTGTGTCACTATCGAGTCTGTTTCTCTCTGACTGGGGGAGTGCTTCTGTGATCGTTTCATTTTCTATACCTCTCTCTCTTAATACTGCTATAGCGCCATCTACATAGTCATTCTTTAGTCCCTGACCTTTTCTAACACCATATGCATCCAATAAATCTTTTTCTGCATACCATAACAATGCCTGTATATCTGCATTACTAATATTTATACCGTTCTCAGCTAATATTTGTCTCGCTCTATTAATCACGAGACGCATCATTGCACGGTCCCCTCCACTACGAGGCGTCTCTACAACTTGTGTATTTGCGTTTCTGTTCAAAGATTGAGCGGCTAAATCAAGCTCTGTTTTTTGTTCTCTTAACTCTACAGGTGTTTTAGAAAATGCTACTTGATATTGCCTGTCTAAAGCAGCAGCTAGTTCAATAGCTGTAGCATCATTAATAATATCCAAGTTTGCTTCATCTTTTGCATCTTCTATAGCATTGATAAGAAAATTATTTCTTTGTGCTTCTGCTGTTTGTACAGCCCTTAACAATCTAGCTTTATTATCACTTAATACATTCTCGCCTATAACCTTAAATGGATTGCCTGTTATTCTATTAAAGAATCTCATAAACCATCTATCCATAGTCAATGCATCATAGTTGCCTCTAACATTTTGATAGAACGCACCACCTATTTTAGATCCAAATATTTGTGAACCCTTAACAATTGTGTTAACTGTCTCTGTTGAAGATACAGTAATTCCAAGTTCTTTTATTATTGGTAATGCTTTAAGTTCACCCATTGTGAAGTCTGAGTTAAGAAACTCTGTTATCTCTGCATCAGACATAGTTTCTTTCATAGTATTGTAAGCAAAGAAAGCCTTTCTCATACCAGCATCTTTACCCTCTTCTTTAAATGTGCCGTTCTCAACCCAATGCTCGTATTGCTCTGTAGCTAATTTAAAGTTAGGAATAATAGCTAATCCGTTAGATGTTATGGATAATGCAAAATCAAACGCAGCTTCATTATCTGGGTTATATGCAGGATTAGATTTATCAACCTCTGGGTGTGCAACACCTATAACTTTCTTAGCTAGTTTAAGTGTACGGTCATACCATCCTATTGCGCTATCATCACGCTCCATAGCAACCCTAGCTTCTTCAGCAATTATTTGTGATACAGCCTCTCTATCCTCTGCATTATTAATATCATAGACAGCACCACCTCTTTCATCTTGTAGCTTTTGTAATGCATCTTCTAGCTTCACTGTACCTGCAGGTGCTGATCTAACAAATGGATTTTCATCACCTAATTGTGCTTTTGTTAATATGTTACCATTATCATCAGTCTTATAATTTTTAATTATACTTTGGTTAAGCAACTTAGGATCAAGTTGTTTTCTTGAAAACATAACATCTTTAAACTCCATCAATTTTTCTGTTCTGCTTTCTCCATACTCAACTATCTTACCATCAGGCATATTTCTTTTTAATAATTGTCTAACTTGTGCAGATGTTTCTTCAGGTATCAAAGCTCCAACAAATTCATTTAATTTTACCGCCCTTAAAGGTTTAATTTCAAAATATTCTGTTGGCATAGCTTTTATTCTTCTGCCAGTTTCATTTATTAAATCTATAATAGGCTTAGGAATAGCTCCTCTTTGTATTTCTTCTAATCTCTGAATAAATTTTTGCTTTCTTTCATCTGTAATTACTTGTGAAATAGAATATCTAAAGTCTGATTTTTTTTCTAATATGTTAGCAAGCATTTTTTTAGGTATACCATTAATATTAACAACATCATCAACAGTATATCCATCAGGATTATTTCTAACTATTCGCTGTAACATAAGATCATTATTAAGAAAATTATATAAGGCTTCTTCTGATACAGTGGCCGCTCTTTGTACATCACCCTTCGCTTTATCGAACTCTTTATAGTTTATTCTATCTCTACTATTTTTTATTTCTTGTAATGTTTTAAATCTAGGAGTTACCCTAGCTGCTAATGGACCTAATGTAAGTGCAAGCTCAAAACCTTTCTCTTGTGCTGGGCCTCGCCTTTTTCTCATTATTGATACAATATTATCTAATGTAGCTGTTTTTCTCACACCTGTTTCAAAATCTGCAACACGCTCCAAAACTAAAGGAATCTTTTTATTTGCATATGGCTTGTTAACAGCTTCTATAGCATTTTCTCTTTCTGTTAAAAGCCAATCTCTTAAAGATTTTTCATCATACTCAAATTGCATTTCATTTCTTAAATCAAATCCAAACCCAGTTGCTGCATTTAATATTCTGCCTATAAGTTCATTTCCTTCTTCAGGAAGAAAAGATGGTGACTTAAATTCTTCTTGAAATACTTTATCTATAGCCCCAACATCATTAAGATATTTTAATCTTAATATTGGGGTCATTTGATCTAAATATATTTCGGCAAAAGTAAAGGGATCATAGTCTTGATTTAATGACATAATATCTTCAGTTAATTCTTCTCTATAATCTGATAAACTAGCTCTTGGTGGTTTATTTCTTCCAAATGCATTAATCAAAGCATCTTTTGTTTCACCAACTGGTTCTAAATCATACTTTTGAATTAACTCACTTTCTAATTTATCTCTTAAATTTTCTATATATTTTAGTGCATCATCTGTTGCTTCCATTTCGGGCCTTGGCGCCCTTGTAGTGTAAGCATCTCTTTTATAAATTTGATCCACGCTACTTGGTGTTGCCATTTTAGCATTACCAATCAAAGAAATATCACCAAATCCTTCAAAGCCTAAACTTGCTTTAGTTATTGCTATTGATGGCATAGGTATACCACCCAGTTTATCTGCCCTAACTAATGCTTCAGGTTTAATATTGTGCGTAACAATTAATAAATCATCTGTTGCAACATCATCGGTAACTGCCTTTTTAACAGAAAACTTTGTATCAGCAGGCAACTCACTAGATAGTTTTCTGCCTAATATCTCTTCTACTTCTGCCTTGTACGGTAAATCTCTTACGCCTTGACTTTGTGCTATGGCTTGCGCTTCTTGCCTTGATAAAACTCTATCAATACGCATGTCACCGCCAACTAACCAATCTTGATTAGCTTGTCCATCTGTATAAACATAGCTACCACCTAATGGTACTCTGTCATTTATGTCTGTTCTGCCTGAATCTTTTATTTGCTCTTGATAATCTACATCATCAGCCATTGACACTTTGGCAAACACCTGATCTTCCGCTCTACGCTTTACAAAAAGTTTTCCCTCTTTAGGCTTAATAACCATACCTAAATCAGTTAATATTTTTGCTTCTTCTTTTGTAACTTGCAGATCTTCTGGGCCTAAATGCAGCGCATACGCTTTAACGCTTGCGTGGAACCCGGGTCGTGCAGCAACCGCCCTAACTTGACCATACGGATTAAGTTCAGTTCTTCCTGTTTTTTCAGTTATATAACCCTCTGCAATAAGTTTTTGTCTTTCTTGTTCTGAAGATATAGATACCATTGTGCCAGTATCTCTTTTAGCTTCGCCTTTAGTTCTCTCTGCTCCTTTTGTTGGCACATAAAAAGATTCTGTACCAAGTTTTTTATTTGGACCCTTACCAGTAATTGGTCTGCCCCTAAATGTAGCAGTAGGAAAATCAGCCTCTATAAACTGACCAACAGGTATAGGATCTGCTGCATTAACAAATAATGGTAATAATTGCCCATCTGCTCTTTGTACAAATAACTTATAAGCTGTCTTAACCCTTTGGGGTATGGTTCTGCTTGGTCTAACTTTAGGCTTAACATCACCAGTAAGCTGATCTGATAGACTTGCTTGTGTATTAAGAAGGCTATTTTGCCTTTCCATAACACTTTCTGGGTCTCTTTTTCTTCTGCCTATTTGTTTTTCTTGATCTGTAGTGCCTATATTCTCAAATATTTGATCTACATCTGTAAATCCAGCATCTTCATGAGCGCCAAATATTGACTTAATAAACTTAGTAATTTTTTGTAGTAGGGTCTTAGGCTGACCAGCAACAATTATCTTGCCATCAGCGTATGCTCTGTACATCTCGGCAATAGCTTCTTCTATCTGGCCTTCAGATGTAAGATCAGGGTTCATTCTTATAGCTCTGTCTAAGTATGTATATTGTCTAGTAGATGGTTTTCCATCTTCCATAATTACATATTTTCTTTTAGAAACAGCATTAGTAAGTGTTTGATACTCTTCAGCTGTGAATAAACCCATACGCTTTATAGCATGTATAACCTCATGGTTTAAAACAGAACCAATCTTTGACTCTAACTCTGCGTCAGTAAGATTAGGGTCATAAATCTCCATAGCTAAAGCTATAGTAGGCTTGCCTTCTTCTGTTTGAAAGTATCCTTCGTAAATCTGACCTTTCTGCACTGCTTCTTTAGGGGACTCATTTGGATTGCCTGTTATTATATTTTCTTGACGTAAAACAACGTCATCTAATCCAATAGCTTTCATTCTATCAGATAGCTTCTTCATAACTACATCCCTTTTGCTCATGTAGTTATCTGTAAGTCTTCTTTTATCTGCTACATCAAAACTTCTTTTAGCTGTAAGATCTTGAATTATAGAACTAGCTTTTGCAGGATTTTCTACATCAACCCTTTGGTCTGTGGTCCCCTTAACATCGGTGGTGCCATATCTTTCTTTTATATACTTAGCCGCCTCTCTTTCTAATAATAATGCCTGTTTAACAACATTATCATACTCAAGATTCTTCTGCTCAAGCCTTTGTCTGTTTGTTTCTAATGTAACGGGATCTGCATCTACTGCAGGTATGGGAGGGGCTTCGTCAATAGATTTTTGTATATCTTTCTTTTCATCTATTATTTGATCTGCTTTTTTCTTTAATGCTGATGCTCTAGCTTTATAGGTATCTAGGTCATCTTGCATAACTTCAAATTTATTTTTGCCAACAGGTTTTATCTCACCACGCTTTGACATTTCTTCTATGATGCCATCAACCTCAACTTTAGGTATCTTTCTGCCTTCTTCTCTAATAGCATTTCTAACTATTGTAGGGTTTACCTTGCCTGCCTTTTTAACAGCGTCTAATGCTTTGGTGTATTTTTGGAAAAATGGTAACTCAGCCGCAGATATCTTTTCTCTATCTATAACTTTATTGTCTTCTGTTTCTAAGTCTGCAACACCTGTATCATCTTGTACTTCTGCAGTTGAAGTTGTAGGGGCAGGCAATGCTTTATTATCTAAAAAATTCTCTGCATTTTTAATTTGTTGTTCTGTTTGTAATGCTTCGTTAGCTTGATCTCTATTTAACTCTTCATCTTTTGTTAACTTTTTTTCTCTACTTCCTGCAACTATGGACCCTGTTGAACGAACTGTACCACCAATTAATGCAGCAGCTGCAGCTACTTCTTTATATTCATCTATTGCTTCTTTGTTTGTTAGGCTTTTACCAGCCTGCAATCTTTCTAAAACTTGTTGTCCTATCTCTGTAGGAACTTCTGTCACCACACCTTTTGTGGCCCCAATTGCGCCACGCCTACCTATTTCTTTTATTCCTGCTTTTACGCCCTTAGTAAAAAGACCTCCGCCACCAACTAGCTTACCAGTAAATCCACCTATTAAAAATCTATCAGCTATTAAATCTAACACCGATTGTGGTAGCGCAGCTAACGCAGCAGCGCCCTCAGATACCTCTATTCTATTACCCTTCGCTACTTCTTCTTTTTGCGCTTCTCTGTTTGATCCATAGAAAAAAGGTAAATTAGCAGCTAATCCACCGACAACCGCTCCTGCAGGACCACCAACTAAGAAACCTGCCGCAGAACCAGCAAGTGTGCTACCAAGTTGAGGAACCTGTGACCCTAATGTAGCACCTGCGTAATCAAAAAAACTACCTACATTGTTTATATCATCTAATTGTCTTGCGGCATCTTGGCTTGCTTCTAGCTCTTTTCTATTTTCCTCTACTACAGACGCACCATAGTTTTTAAGAAAATCAAGACCTGTAGACTCACCAATACCTTCAATAGCAGAGCCATAAGCCTGCTGTATAGTATCAATACCTCTTCCTATATTTTTGGTAAATAAATTGCCATCATCTTTTTCTATGGCTTCTGTAGATAAACCTTCTTCTTGTGCCAGTATCTTATTGATTCTAGCCATTTCGGTTTGTGTAGGAGTGTCTCCGTCAATCTTAAATGGATAATCTCTACCAGTAACTCTGCTAAAAGCGTTATATGTTCCCATTTGTTAACCTTAACCTTTAGAAGCTGTGCTATCACTTACATCTATATCTAAATATCCGAACCCTGCTCTAGGCATTAACGATCTTTTTTGGAATCTTAATTGTGCTATATCTCTTTCTATCTTGGCTAAAGCTGTTTCATCAAATGATTTTTCTGCTTCTTTTCTCAAATTAGATATTGTTCTATCTATTACACCAATAGCAGAGATTGCATCTTTTTGTGAAAGACCTGTGTTTTTAGATGCTAGTTTTACTCTAGCATTTAATATATCTGTTAAGCCCTCTTCGTATCTTTTATTAGCCTCTCTAAAAGCATCAAGGCCTTTCATACCGCCCTCTCCTACAGCACCTGCTAAAGTAGGCTTATCAGATGCAAGTATTCCTAATCCAGCTTGTGCTAATGCCATATACCTATCAAAGTCTCTGTCTTTTTTTAAACCAGCCTGTCTTTTTAATAATTCTTCTTGTATAGTTAAAGGCTTAGGTGTTGTTGGTGTATCAGCTCCAGAATCAATAATTGCGTCTGTATCTTCTTTTTTTTCCTCAGTAGTAGCTTTAGTAGGCTTTTCTTCTTCTTCTAATTTAGCAAGAGTTGCGTCAGTAGCGGGGCTTCTTAAAACAGGGCCAAAACCAAGAGGATTAGATTCTGCTATTCTTTTTTCTACTGTTTCTTTATCTGGGTTTAATGCACCGAAGAACTTACTTAAATAAGATTCTTCATCAGGCAATCCGTCTTGCGCTTTAATAACGCCACCTTCTGCATAAGAATCTATTTCACCACCCATTTTCATGGTTTTAGGCATCATAGAGCCAATACCACCAGATTCCACGCTTGCAGGAGCCATAGCCTCTGACATACCCATCATACCTGATTGTGGCACACCAGCAGCCGCTACAACTTCTTCAGCCACTGTAGGGGCATTTTGCGCCTGTCTAGCAGCAAACTCACCTTTTACTCTTTTACGTCTATTTAACTCTGATAATATTAAAAACTGAGGGGCAGAGCCACTTGGCTGTTGCATCTCTCTTATTAACTGATCTTCTGAAAAGTTTTTTAAATCATCTTGTATTTGTAAAACATTCATCATCCGCCTGTTAACCCTCTGTATAATCCTAATCCA